AAATGTCTGTTAGTGAGTTTAATATGTGGATAGCATATTATGCTTTACAAAGTGATGAAAGAGAAAGACAAGAACGATTAGCAAGGGCTAGAAGATAGTGGCAACCAAACAAGTAAATATAGATATAATAGCCAAGGATAAAACTAGACAGGCTATGCAATCTGCCACTAAAGGTGTTGATGGTGTTAAAAGTTCAGTTTTAAATCTTAAAAATGCACTTATTGGTCTTGGTGCAGGACTTGCGATTAAATCATTTATAGATGTTGGTAAGCAAGTAGAATCATTAAGAATTAGATTAAAATTTTTATTTGGAAGCGTTGAAGAGGGTGCAAAGGCATTTGATGTAATGTCTAAGTTTGCTTCAAGAGTTCCATTTTCATTAGAACAAATACAAGCAGGCTCTGGTAGCTTGGCTGTCGTTAGCAAAGATGCTGATGAGTTAGCTAAAATGCTTGAAATTACTGCTAATGTTGCTTCTCTTACTGGGTTAGATTTTAGAACTGCATCAGAGCAAATACAAAGGTCTTTTTCAGCAGGTATAGCTAGTGCTGATTTATTTAGAGAAAGAGGTGTAAGGGATTTACTAGGATTTAAGGCAGGTGCAACAGTTACAGCCGAAGAAACAGCAGAAGCATTTGAGAAAACATTTGGAAAAGATGGCAGATTATCGGGAGCTACAAAAGATTTAGCAAACACTCTTGAGGGTACGTTATCAATGATAGGGGACAAGTATTTTGGTTTTCAAAAAACTGTCGCTGAATCTTTTTTTGTAGGTTTAAAACAAGAATTTGGAGCTTTAGATAAAGCCTTAGAAGATAATGAAGCAGTTATACAAAAAGTTGCTATGGCTGTAGGAAAAGGGCTTTCGGATGCTGTAATATTAGCAGGGGAAGCTATAGAATTTTTACACGATAATTTCAAAATAATAAAAGCATTTGGAATGGGTCTTGTTGTTTTTGGTATTTCAAAAGCATTTTTATCATTAGTTGTGTCTGTAGGGAAAGCTAGATTAGCACTTATTGCTTTTTCTAAATTATCTAAAACTACAGTAATAGGTGCATTGGTTGCTGTAGGAATGGTTATTGCAGAAACTACAGGTCATTTAGATAGGATGCTTAAATTATTTCAAAAACCTAAAGGTTTAGAAGATTTTGTAGGAGAATTTGATGTTTTAATGGCTCAAATGGAAACATTTTCTACAACTGGCGATAAAGGGTTTAGCACTTTTAGTTTTAGTGTAAATAAAGCTATGAAAGAAATGATTGATTTGCAAAAAACAACTGAATTTGGCTCGGAAGCATTTAATCTACTTGAAAAAATGATAAATAGTTTAAGTGAAAGTTATTTAGCAATTCCTTTAAAATTAGTTAATGTTGATATTGCAAAACAAACTGAAGAAATTGGAACATTAGAAAAAGCATATGAATCTTTTAAAACTGGATTTGCGGATGCTATGAATACACAAAAAGATGTTTTTAAACAAATAGAGGATATTGGTAAAGCAAGTTTTGGTAAATTAAAAACAGCACTTACAGATTTTGTAATGACAGGTAAACTTAGTTTTTCAGATTTAGGTAAATTTGTTGTTAGGTCATTTATAGAAATGTTAATTGGAGAAGCTGTACAAATGGCTTTTAAAAAATCTATGGCTATGTTTAAGATGGATGCTATTAAAAAGGCTATGATTAGCTTGTATGAGGGTGCTATGAAGACTTTTGCTAGTATACCTTTCCCATTTAATATTGTGGCTGTGGGTGGAGCTTTGGCTTTTGGTGCAAGTCTTATTAATAAAATAAAAGGTTTTGAAAAGGGTGGTAGACCACCAGTAGGTCAGCCAAGTATTGTAGGTGAGAAAGGTGCTGAATTATTTGTGCCAGACCAAGCAGGAACAATAGTGCCAAATGATAAATTAGGAATGGGTAAACAAGTAACAGTTAATTTTAATATAAGCACAGTAGATGCTAGAGGGTTTAATGAATTATTGGTTAACTCTAGGGGTACTATTGTAAACATGATAAACAATGCTGTTAATGAAAAGGGTAGAGTGGCAATAATATGAGTGGGTCTTTACCAAACACTAGATTTAATGCGATTAACTTTAAAAGTAATCAAAAAACTTTGCTTACTGAAACTGATAGTGGCAAGACCTTTAGAAGACAAATACAAGGTCAAAGATTTAGTTTTACAGTAGCATATCCACCTATGACAAGGTCTGAGTTTGCACCTATTATGGCTTTTATAATGAAGCAAAGAGCAAGAAAAGAGAACTTTACAGTAACAATGCCAAGCTATCTAGATGCACAGGGCAATGAAACAGGAACTTTGCTAGTAAATGGTGTTCATTCTGCTACAGATACTACAATCGCTCTAGATGGTTTTGCAGGAGATGGAGCAGGTAGGTTAAAAGCAGGAGATTTGATTAAATTTGCTCATGATAAGGTTTATATGGTTGTTGAAGATGTAACTTCATCTAGTAATTCAGCTACAGTTACTATTGAGCCACCTTTAAGGGAAGCTCTAGCAGATGATACTTCTGTAACTTATGATTCTATACCTTTTAATGTTCATTTAACTAGTGATTTACAAGAATTTAGCTCTAATCAAGTGGATAAAGACGGAAACTTATTATTTACATATGAATTTGATGTTATTGAGAGTTTATAATGCCCAGAGGTTTAACAAGTGCAGTTAAAACAGAATTAGCAACAGGCAATATTGAACCAGTTCTTTTAATAGAAATAGGTTTTTCAACACCAATATATTTAACCAATGCTAGTTTTGATATAACCTCAAGTGTAAGCGGAACATCAAGGACATACTTATCAAATGGTCATTTTAGAGGGATTACTGGTGTAAATGAAACAAATGCACCTACAAAGAACTCATTAACTCTTAGTTTATCGGCTGTTGACCAAACTTATGTATCTTTTGCACTAACAGAGAACATAATTAATAATAATGTTTATATTTATAGAGGTTATTTAGACATAAATCTAAGTTTAATAGCTGACCCATTTTTATTTTTTTATGGCACTATAGATGAATTTAAACTTTCAGATAATACATCAACAGCTAATTTGCTTTTAGTTGTAAGTTCACATTGGGGTAATTTTAGTAAAACTAGTGGTAGGACTACAACTAATAACTCACAACAAAGGTTTTTCCCAAATGACTTAGGCATGAATTTTAGTGCTTTAACTGTTAGGGATATTAAGTGGGGTAGACCATGACAAGTACTCATATTTATTATGCGGAGAAGTCTGATATTGAAAGTATTTATGAAATGGCGATAGAATATAAAAATGTTGATTTATATGATGCTAATTTCCCAGATATAGATAGACCTAAACTTATTCATTTTATTAGTACCATTTTAAAAAAAGGTAAAATAATATTAATGAAAGATTTAGATAAAGATAAATTAATTGGTTGTTGTATGTTTAACAAATCTGAATATTTTTTTAGTAAAAGCGAAATAATGCAAATACAGATAGTTTACATAAAAAAAGATTATAGAAATTTTAAACTTGTAAAAACATTAATAGATGCAGTCAAAAGAGTAGCTGAAGATTTGCCTATTGTTTTGTCTATAACTTCTGGATTAGGAATAGACCCAGTTTTTGAAAAATTAGGATTTAAAAATATGGGTAGCAACTGGAGATTTATGTAATGGGTGGTTGGAATCCTATTGATGATATTGTTGATATTATAGACGATATAGTAGATGGTATAACTGACATTATTGATGATGCTATTGGTTGGCTTGTACCACAGCCAGATATACCAGATTTTGGAGCATTAAGACCAGACCAAAATGCTAAAGGTATTCTTTTAAATAAAGTTAGTTCTAATGCCCATATCCCTATTGTTTATGGAACTAGAAAAGTAGGTGGAAATATTGTTTTTATGGAAACCTCTGGAACTGATAATGAATACTTATATATGGCTTTAATTTTAAGTGAGGGTCAAATATCTGGTGTAGATGCAATATATGTGAATGATAAAAAAGTCGTTTTAAATGGTGTACTAGGTGAGGGTGTTATTGTTCAAGTTAATTCAGCAGATGAAAATTTTTATGATGATGAAAGTTTAATTTCTTTTCAACTGTTTTATGGTGTTGAAAGCCCATTTTCATCTACTTTACTAAAAGAAACTGATAATTGGGGTGATAACCATAAACTTTCTGGTTTAGCTTACTTAGCGATACGTTTTAAATGGAATGCAGATAAATTTGGCTCTGTGCCTACAGTTCAAGCTCTTGTTAAAGGCAGAGAAATTTATGACCCAAGATTAGATAGTACTGTTACTGGTGGTAGTGGTAGCCATAGGCAAAATGATAGTTCTACTTGGGAATATTCAGATAATCCTATACTTCAATTATTAGATTATTTAAGAAATGATAGATTTGGAATGGGTATAGCGGATAGTTATTTTGATAGTAATTTTGCAGATTGGCAAACAGCTAGTGATGTATGTGATACTCAAGTACAACCTTTAGGTGGTGATGCTTTTGACTTATACCCTTTTGGGTTAGGTTTTGGTGATGCAGTAAGTACAACAACTATATCTTTAATGAGCAGTAATACAGTTGTAGATACAGCTAAAAAGGCTATAGATAACGTAAAAGACTTTGTTAGAGGTTCTAGGTCATACCTTAACTTTTCGGCAGGTAAATATAAAATTTTAGTTGAAACATCTGGCACAGCATCAATTACACTTACTGAAGATAATATTTTAGGTGGTATTAATGTTATAAGTAAAAACAAAAACTCAAGATATAATAGAGTTATTGTTAATTATATTGAGCCTACTAAGAATTACCAATCTGATTCAGCACAATTTCCACCAGTTGGAGATGCAGAATTGCCTACAGCAGACCAATTTGAAACAATGAAAGCAGAAGATGGTGATTTATTATTAGAGGGTCGATTTGATTTTTCTATGATGACAAGTGGTTTCCAAGCCGAAGAAATGGCTGAAATAATATTAAGACGTTCTAGGTCAAGTTTAGATGTTTCTTTTGTGGCTGATGCT